CCTTTAAAACCATTTGCTTTTGAGGTATTCCACCTCACATCAAAGCAAAGATCAAAGGCAAAGAAAGTTGAAGTATTGAAAAGATATGAAGATCCATCACTAAAGGCACTCTTTATATGGAACTTTGACGAAACTGTAATATCTGTTTTACCAGAAGGTGAAGTCCCATACACAGGATACGACGAACAAACATCTTATAGTGGTACATTGACTACAAAAATATCTGAAGATATTCGTAGAATGCACGAAACAGGATCTTTTTCAATGGGTGCGACAGATAAACAAGGAAGAACAACAATTCGTAGAGAATATGTTAACTTTTATCATTTTTTAAAAGGTGGTAATGATGCATTAAATAATATTCGTCGTGAGACAATGTTCATTAACATTCTTGAAGGATTACATCCACTTGAAGCAGAGATCATAGTTTTAGTTAAAGATAAAAATCTAGAAACAAAGTATAAAATCACAAAAGATATCGTATCAGAAGCATATCCAGATATTACTTGGGGTGGTAGATCGTGACAACCAAAACAAAGACGGAGAAGAAAGAATTGATCTGGACAAGTCAAGAAAAAGAAAACCACAAGAGTGAATATGGTTGTGAGATTCTTATTGAAAATGGAACACTGGATCAAGTGTCAATAACGAATGCACCTACTGATGCGTTCATAATTACGTATGAATATCAAGATAAAGTTTGTCGTGATTTGACAAGAGGTGCAAGAGTCAAGTTGTTTGATATGTACTATGATAAGTTTAAAACAGGTCTAAAGATCATCGACTATGGTAAAGGAACTATTAAACCAGCGCTATGGGGATACAATAATCCAAAGACCAAAACCAAAAAGCGGAAGTGATTTTAAAAATAGGGCAAAAAAATTTCCCCAAAATTTTTCGCATGTAGGGTTTTCTGTAACAAAAAATACAATACTGCTTGCATATATAGTATGAATGTGTTAATATAAACACATCGTTCATCTTATGGGCATTCTTTTATACCTATCTCTAGTTGCAAGTCACGAACCAGTTCATTGGACTATTAAGTGTGATGGTTGGAAGGAACTAGCGTATGAGATTCAACAAGACCAACATCTTGATGAAGTATCTAAATTAGATTTGATAGATTACTTTAAAACTAAAGTAGAAGAAGAATGCGACTTTAAACCATAAGACGCAAGTAAGCCGACTCGGAACGGGTTCGTTCATCCTCGCAAGAGGACGCAAAAGCCGACTGAAGGAACGGATGTAAAAAGTCCAATTACTTTAGGAGAAACCAAATGGCAAAAGTCACATACAGAGGGGTTCAGTACGATACTGAAACTCGTGTACAACAACAGCAACAGCAACAGCCTCAACAAAAACAACTTGTTTACAGAGGTATTGAAGTTAAAGGAGGCAAGTGATGTTGGTAACTGCAGAAATTCTCGTGGCGAGCGTAGCATTTCTAGCATTAATCTACGTTGAAGCCAGACTCTTGTACAGTTATAAATAATTGTTACAGGAGGTAAAGACAAATGTTACACTTATTAGGTAGAGGAATACAACCAGAATGGAACGAAGAGAAGCACGACATAAATGAGGTCTTTGCTTTTCTGTGCTATCGGGGAATTCACTACGCAAAGTGGGTGAACATAGATATTTTCCATGACACCAATTGGGAAATACATAATCCAAGAGGAAAGGGTTGACCTTTCCTCTTTTTTTGTGTACAATATATAAAAGTCTTAAATTATGGATCGTAGTAAATTAAAAGACATTATCCGTACTCTTGAAATTACACTTGACACATTAAAGGCAGAAGTGTATTCTGATGTAGATTCATACAAAAGTGAAGAAGAATATTCTTCTAGACCACTTGATTATGATGAGTTATATGATGATGGTTCAGATTAATGAGTAGACAAAAATCACTTATAAAATTATTGAAAAGATTAATCAAACAAGATTATCTATATACAGATGAAAAATTAAGAGAGATGAAACAAACTCTTCGACTTGCGGAAGAAGAAATGGCAAAGATTGAAGCAAAATCGTCAAAAGGATTTAAATGAACGTAGAATTAATAAGTATCACACCTGATGCAGAGAAAACAATGGCACATATCGCCAGAGTATCGAATCCAAGTAATCAGGATAACCCTAATTATGCAGGATTATTAAGATATTGTATCAAGCATAATCATTGGTCTGTCTTTGAACAATCATCAATGACACTTGAAATAGAAACCACTCGTGCAATTGCAGCACAGATATTGAGACATCGTAGTTTTACATTTCAAGAGTTTTCTCAAAGATATGCACAGAGTAATGAACTTGGTAAAATCGAATTGCCAGATTTAAGAAAACAAGATTTAAAGAATCGTCAGAACTCAACTGATGATTTAGACCCATTTGTGAAACAAAAATTAGAAGCACAGATGATTACTCTGTTTAGTTCTTCACAAGCATTATATAATCAAATGATTGAAGAAGGAGTTGCAAAAGAATGTGCTAGAATGGTATTACCACTTTGTACTCCTACAAGAATATACATGACAGGTTCTTGTCGTTCTTGGATTCATTATATTGAATTACGTTCTGCACATGGAACACAGAAAGAACACATGGACATTGCAGAAGCATGTCGTAAAGTATTCACCGAACAATTTCCTTCGGTCTCAGAAGCCCTTGAATGGGTCTAAATAACTATACATTAACCAAATATTATGCCCGTATATCCTGTTAAAAATTCCAAAACTGGTGAGCAAAAAGAATTAATGATGTCAATAAGTGAATATGACACTTGGAGAAAAGATAATCCTGACTGGGATAAAGACTGGTCAAAAGGTGTCGCAGGTGTTGGAGAAGTTGGAGAATGGAAAGATAAACTTGTAAGAAGAAAACCAGGTTGGAATGAAGTTTTAGAAAAAGTCCAATCAATGCCTGGTGCTCATAAACAAAAAATTGGTTAATGGGAAGAAAAAGAAGTAACGGAGATCAACCTATCGGAGTTGGGTTGACAGCAAAGCAAATGCGTAGAAAAAAACCTATCAATTCAGATTATTTGGTCGGTATCGAACCAATAACTGAAAATCAAAAAATCTTATTCAATTCATATGCTGAGAGTAAGAATATTATCGCTTATGGTGCTGCTGGCACAGGTAAAACTTTTGTGACCTTATTTAATGCTTTGAAAGATGTGCTAGATGAAAGTACACCTTATGAGAAAATTTATATTGTTCGTTCATTAGTTGCAACTCGTGAGATTGGTTTCTTGCCAGGTGATCATGAAGATAAGTCTGACATATACCAAGTACCATATAAAAATATGGTAAAATATATGTTTCAGATGTCATCTGATGCAGACTTTGAGATGCTTTATGGTAATCTGAAAGCACAAGAAACAATCAAGTTTTGGAGCACCTCATTTTTAAGAGGAACAACACTTGATCGTTCAATTGTTATCGTTGATGAATTTCAAAACTTGAATTTTCATGAATTAGATAGTATAATGACAAGAGTTGGTGAGGATAGTAAAATCTTCTTCTGTGGTGATGCATCTCAGACAGATTTACAGAAAACCAACGAAAAAAACGGTATTGTTGACTTTATGAAAATAATTCGTTCTATGCCATCGTTTGATGTAATTGAATTTGGTATTGATGATATTGTTCGTTCTGGAATAGTTAAAGAATATCTAATTGCAAAGTTAGAAATGGGTATGTAATGTTTGAACATGTTGATTTGAATTTGCCTCCTATCAAACGGGAGACAATAGATGGAGTTCGTTATTATTCTGTTCCTGATGAAGATGAATTAATTAAATTAGTTTCGATTACATCAATCACAAGTCATTATAATAAACAAATCTTTCTTGATTGGAGAAAGAGAGTTGGTAATGAAACAGCAGACAAAATTACAAAGGCTGCTACGACTCGTGGAACAGATATGCATACTCTTACAGAGTATTATTTGAAGAACGAGGAACTGCCAAAAGTCCCTCCTATATCTGACTTTTTGTTTAAAATATCGAAAGGTAAATTAAATAAAATATCTAAAATACGCACTCTGGAAGGTGCGCTATATAGTAAGCAGTTAGGAATAGCAGGAACAGTTGATTGTATTGCAGAGTACAACAACGAGTTAGCAATAATAGATTTTAAGACATCTAAAAAACCTAAACCACGAGAGTGGATTGAACACTATTTTGTTCAAGCGATGGCATACGGTTGTATGTTGTACGAGATGAAGGGTATATCAGTTAAAAAATTAGTCATTATTATGGCATGTGAAAACGGAGAGTGCGTTGTCTATGAAGAATACGACAAATCAAAATACATCAAACTCCTTGGAGAATACATTAGAAAGTTTGTTGGAGATAAACTGGAACTCTATGGAACCTAACAAAGAACTAGAAAAAGCTATTGCGAATAAATTTGTTACTCCTCAGAAGTTTGCGATGGATATTGAGAAGATTGTGGTTGATGAGGAACTCAATTATATTGATGCAATCATACACTATTGCGAAATAAACAATATTGAGGTAGAATCAGTAACGAAACTCATATCTAAACCTTTGAAGGAGAGATTAAAGTGGGATGCAATTCGTCTTAACTTTATGAAAAAGACTTCGAGGGCAAAACTACCTTTATAATGAAAAAATCAGAATTAATTCATTGGAGATTACAAGCAATGCTTCGTGAACATTCTTTTAGTGATTTAAAATACATCGGTGTCAAACCTGATAGTATAGGTATGCCACAACACTGGTACATGATAGGTGATCATGAAGTTTCTTGTGACTCAATTACAGAATTAGACAGTGAAGATGTTGAAGAGGAAAGTGACACCGTTTGAAACTTATCAAACATATCTTTCTATGAAAAGTCATTTTACAAATCGTAAGTATGACTTCTTTAAATATGGTGGCAAATCCCGTGCCACAGTAACAGCTTTCAATCGAAGAAAAGACAAATACTGGTTTGAGAAAACTTCCCGTAAGTATTCTGATGGTCAGATTGTCGATTTTCTTCTTGCCAACTTTGTAACATCAACAAACCCAGAAAACTTATGGATTGGAGAAATTATAAATTCTGGCGAAAGAAATTACTCAGAGTGGATGAAAACACAACAGAGTTTGACTTACTTGTTCAAAGAACAATCAGAGAGATTGCTATCAGAGAACGAATTAGACGAAGTATTCAACTGCTCCAAGGGACACCCAAAAATACTCAAGAAACACTTGGGTGGAGAACTAAACTTAGAGGTCTTAGTAATTTACGAAAAAATCTTTTCTTTCGTAAAAAACTTTGATAAGAAACTTGACGACCCTGTATGGGAAACCGTAAAGATGAAAATTAACAAGTATAGTCCTTTCATAAATATTAATGTGTTTCGTTATAAAAAATTATTAACAGAGGTTATTCGTAATGGCTCTTGAAAATGCGACAGTGCTTGAAAATCTTAAATCTCAACTCAAAGAGGTGACGGGTCAATTGAACACATTAAATGAAACCCGTGTTAAACTTCTAGGAGCAATTGATGTCCTTGAGCAAATCGAGGAAAGCAAAGTGAAACCCGAAGTTGTGGAGACAAAGAAAAAATGAGATTTTTTGATTCGGAAATAGTCCGAGAAGAATTATCTGAAATTAACCGACTACAA